TGCGATTGCCATGACTTACACCACCACCCAAGAAGCGCCCGAGGGCACCGTAACGGTCACCCCGGAGTTGATCGTGATCGGACCAGCAGACACGGCGTTTTTGTTGGTAGTCAAAGTGTAGTTGGTGGTGACCGTCTGGCCATTCTCGTAAAACACATCATCAGATCCACCGCCCTTTGCACCGCCGCCGATGGTGCCCCAAGACGTGCCGTTGTGGCCTTCAAACTGCGTTAGATCCGAGTTAAACCGGATCATGCCCGAGTTGGGCGAACCCGGACGTTGCGCTGTGGTGCCTACAGGCAGGTCCAAATAACCTGTACCACTTAGCAAGACATTCCCGCTAAAGGTTGCCGTACCAGAAAAAGTGGGGCTGGCAGTCGTTGCTAGACCGAGGTTGGCAGTGCCCAGCGTGCCAATCGTGATGAAGCTGGAGGTCGAGCCATCACGGATCTTGAGCAGACCGTTGCCCGTATCTGCCCACAGTTGGTACGCCACATAGGTGGACGTTTCCGGCAATACCGCGGGTGCTGAGCTACCGCTTTGAAGGCTTGAAACTGCCTCCAGCACGTTATTCAGGTCAGTTCTAAAGCTGAAACCTGACTGGTTTTCAATAAATACTGCTGCCTGCGCCATGGCTTAGACCTCTCTGCCGTAACCGACGGCGACGTAGGTGAACGACCTGGACACGGCAGAGCCAGCACTGTTCTTGAATGTTACTTGAAAACCTGTTCTTGTGATGCTGGTCAACTCCACAAAGTCACCCGTAGCAAGGTTCGTTGGGCTGATGGCCACGGCAGGCGCTTGGTAAAAAGCGTTATCGAACGTGACGCTATAGGCGCTGGCGGTCGAGGTCAAGACTGCCGACTGCTCCGTGTGCTGCTGCAGTTCCATCACAACGCCCAGCTCTTCAATGCGGATGTTGACGGCTGGATTAGTAGTGGTGGCGATCGTTTTGAAACGGAAACCGCGACCGCGTGCCAAGCCATTGGCAAATACCTGCCACGAACCCCAAGTCGGGGTGCCGTTTGGATCGTCGTCGGTGGTGCTGACGTACAGCTTTGCGTTGACGGCCTCCAAACCACCGTCATCAATGGTGCCCCACTCATCAATCACAGCGGTTTTGTCGTCCCACAGCGAGGCAGGCAGGTACGGGTAGGTTTTGAAACGCCTCTGGATATTTACGTCGTAGCGGGCACCCATGTCGTACGGAGCGTCAAAGGTGTATTCGCCGCTGCTGACTACCCCGCCGGCGCTATCAATCGAAGGCAAGGCGTCCCAGTCACCGTCAACAGCCATGTCGTCAACAGCATCACCACTGTCGAGCACAAGCGCATTAAACTCGTCTGAATAGAACATATTCACCACATCACCTTGAAATGGTGGCGTCGTATTTTCTTCGGCAAAAGTTGTAACCAGCAGGCGCGGAAGAGTTGCGGGCAGATCAACAACCATTGACGCTGCGGACATGGATACATTGCCTTCGACATCCACAAACTTGATCAAGTAAGTCCCTTCAAGGAGTTCAACGCGCCGCTCAGTGGAATTGCCTGAAACCGAATCAACAATGCTTTGGGACTCTTCCCATATAGCGCCCACCGTTTCCTTGGAGTGACGAATCAGCACGTTACCGCCCAGTACCACGTCGAGATCAGTGCTCAAATTCCAGCGCAGCAGAGCGGTGCCGTTGTCCACTGATACCAACGTCAAGCCCGTCGGCGCATCTGGCGGGACTGACTTGCTGGATGAAGACAGCGTTAATTTGCTGACGCCTGTTTGCAGCAATGCTGCGTTTAGCGTCCATACTTCAATTTGATAAATTGCAATTCGAGCATCAAGAATTTCATAGCTTGTGCCACGGGCAACAATTTGTTCTGACCAGTTGTCTTGGTCAGCGCGGAAGCGAACTTTGTAGCCGCTGGCGCCACTAACTGCAGTCCAGTTAAGAATAATTTTGACTTTTGCTTGACCGTTAAGGTTATAAATTTGCAGCGAATGCGTAATATCTTGCGGACCTCCGTAACGGCGGTTCAGGTTAGTAATACTGCGAGGCTGAAGTTTTTCGCCGTCTTCGACGTAGGCATATTTGCTGCTGTTGTACGCCAGTGCCGTTACGCCAAACGTGCCATCACCACCATCGGTGACAGCAAGGACGCGCCAGGTAGTTGCTTCAATATCATCATTTTGAGCAACCCAAATGCTGTTGTTTACAGGCGCCTGACTAAACGGTGGATCAACTGTTACAGTCCTGCCTGAAACGTCTACGATCGGACGAGTCTCAAAACGCCCATCAGGCAGAATTACCGACAATAACGGATTAAGGGTATCTGGAATCGGATTAGTAGCGTCATCAACTGTAATGTGATTGGTAGTCGCGCTAGTTATTCGTCCGCCACGGCGAGTTCCTGGAAGAACTTTCATACGATCGGCCACTTGAATAATTTGCCCTGGGCGGCAGATCGTGCCAGCGTCAATCGAGGTGGCAAATGTGATCGTCTCGGCTTCGTATTGGTTGCTGTAGATCAACCACTTGGCTAGGCGACGCGCTTGACCACGAGAGGTACAGGCAAATGCGGTGATTTCCGTGCTGTTGTATCCATATTTTGCAATCAGGTCTACATCTTCAACAATTTCAAACGCGGTATCGCGGGTGCCCATGTCGAAATAGGACACCGTGACGCTATTGAAGCGGGTGCTTACGTCTGAGGTGCTGTAACCAAACTCGCCATTGATGACGTTGCTTTGGTTGAACTGGTACGTTGCATCTTGCGGACTGTCCTGCGCGATCGTCAGCGCACCAGTGTTCCAGAACGGCATAGATCGAAACACCGAGCACAACTCGTTGATGAGGTTGTATGCCTGATCCAGCGTTTGGATGTTGACGTTGCATTGGAAACGGGGCTCTTGGCCGCCAAAGCCGTCATCAACAAGCGTGTTGGCGTAGATGGATGCCTGATAAAAACTCCACTTGTCGATTTGTGCAGCATTGATGTGTTGGCCGAAGCCCCAGCGCGTGTTGGTAAGCAGCGCATATAAGCACCAAGCAGGATCCGCGCACCATTGAGCAGCACCAAAGGTTCCGTTCCAAATGCCGGCATAGGTCACGCGCCCTGTAGCGACATCAACGGTGGCATTGCTAGGTAGTTGAATCTTCAGGCCGCGAATCCGGTACGAGCGACTCGGAATGCTGCTGAACTGTTCGGCTGAAATACGAATCCCAACGTATGCGCTGTTGGGATATTTCATTTTGCGAGAAACAATTTGCGTATAACTTGCCCACGAAAAGCTGTCGATTACTTTGCTGCTACTACTGTTTGCCGTTACACGGGTGACGCGAATGTCAACAGGGAAAGAACGCCCCAGTAGATCAACTTCGTAGTTGCGCTGGTACAAATCACCTGTGCGTCCGCTGATTACATCGTCAATAACCGTGTTAAACGCACCACCGGCCTCGGCAACAGCAATTTGCAGGTTGACTGATGTGCCGTAAATATCGCCGTTGTTAGAAAATATTTGCAGTGCTGGAATGGATATTGTGACGCGAACGCTGTCAGTGTCGGCGTCGGAAATTGTGCGCGTTATTGGTGTGCCTTGTTGAACTTCAACGCCAACGGAAATTTCTGTTTCGACGCGATCAAAACCTGTTACGGGGTCTTGGTCGTTTAGGCCGTAACGTGGCTTAATTGAAAAGTCACGAAAGTTGTAATCACTATCTTGAATATTTGCGATGTTTGCTTCTTCGCGCAGGATTGCGGTGTCGTTAGCGTAAACATCTTTGAGCAGGGCTAGGTTCCAGTTGGCGCTGTCGCGTGCATAGCCAGCCTTCGATGGTGTTGCAAAGCCTTCAATCTCGCCTTCACTTAGAAGGTCAATGATATTGGCGTAAGCAACTGAATCAAGGCTGTCTTTTGCTTCTGTTGGCGTGTTGACGCTAGGACCGCCACCGCCGCCACCACCACCGCCGCCTTTGCCGCCGCCACCGCCACCACCGCCGCCTCCACCACCACCAGCGCCTGCGATATAAGCCATCAGCCGGTTACCTGCGCCACGTCAATGCCAGCACTTACGGTAACTGAGCCGCAGACAACTTCCCCAAAAATGATGGGGACTGGTACACCTTGACGGCTAACGTTTTGCACGCCGTTGAAACTGTAGCTTTCGCGGGGATCGGATCCGCCGCCGCTGGTTCCGCCAACAGAATTAACAGATGCGGTCGAAGGTGTTGGGGCAATCATCTGCGCGACGCCGACAAGTGCCAAGGCCGCCCCCATGAAACCAATCGCAGATGCTGCTGCGCCACCGATCAAACCAAACGATGAACCAACAACGCTTGTGGCAGCAACAACACCACCAGAGCCACCAAAGCCAGCACCCAAACCAAGAAAGCCGCCTGCCGCTGGTCCCAAAACAATCGCAGCAGCGATCAACCCGATCCCTGCCAATATCGAGCCAGTTCCGCCACCACCAGCGCCCCCAATCACGGGCACGATCTTGATCACCTGCTGACCGGCGGGGTTGTGGATTTCATCCAGCGTTAGCGACCAGTCACCCACCAGCACCTTGTAGTGCTGATCCGCCATGTGCTGTTCCAAGCCGGGAAAGTTTGCCAGCAGGAAACGGACTGCCTCGGCGGCGTTGCTGACGGCTGCCTGGAAGGTGCGTTGGCCGACGAACTTGGCCAGCTTGCCGTAGAGCTTAATCTCTCGAAGCATGGCGCAGCCTCCTCCCTGTGCATTGTAAAAGCCATTCCCCATACAAGTCACGACTTGACAGCCGTCCCCTGAGGTGGTGCAGGATCATTTGGTTGCCGATGTAAACGCCGACGTGGTTGAGGCCGCGATCAGCAATCGACATCAGCACAGCATCGCCCACCTGCAGCTCCTCATCAGCACGCAACTCGCGGAAACCGGCCTCCGCCCAACAGTCATCAAACATTGGAGCCTTGACAAACTCCATAGGGTTTAAGGGACGCTCCCAATCTTTCAGCTCCAAACTCCATTCCTCCTTGTACCAGTCGCGTACCAGCGTCCAGCAATCCGTGATCGACCACACCCATTGCCGCCCGATCAGTGGTGCTTTGTAGCCCGATGGCTTGCACTCGCCCCAGCTCTCCAGTTGCGGGTTAACGATGTACCAAGGCAGGCCGGATTTTTCGCAGGCCACCAGATCGGCTTGGCTGGGTGTCGGTGGCATCAGCACATGGCTGTGAACCACTGCCGTGATCTCGCCCTTGTCCTCAGCGGCTGCCCAGTCCTCAGGGTCCAGCACGAAGAAGTCCTCGGCATTGGCAAGATTTTTACACGGCCAGTAGCGTTCGCGGCCTTTGATGACCACCAGCAGACCGCAGGCTTCTTTCGGCAGGCAAGCCTTGGCGTGTTCCAGTGCGGCGGTGCGTGCGGTTTTGTTCATACTTTGAT